ACAAGCATCGCAAAATACGCACGCATTTGCACGCGCTCCCCGCCCCCTGGGCAGTCTTTTGCGTAGTAGGATATTCAGTACCCTGGAGAGTGAGTTAAGCAGTGTGCTCTGTGTATACGCTATAACATATTCAGTACCCTGGAGAGTGAGTTAAGCAGTGTGCTCTGTGTATACGCTACAACATATGTTATAGCGTATACCAGGTATATTTTTGAGAAAAAAGGAGAGTGGCATATTATATTTGCAACCCGGTCCTTATCACCCCATTGGTAGTAGTCTATTAGATTACCAGTAGTAGTCTATTTACCCGATTAGTTAATACATGATTCTTCTAGCTAGTTCCTTATGACTCATCTTCTTACCAGCATGCACTCCAGCTAACAATGGATGACCTACTTGTCCTACTAAATCAGGATTATCCCATCCTGCACTAACGCCTTCACCATAGTAAGGTAAAGCTCTCATTTCATGGCCGTATCCCATCATATCATCATGATGACCATAACCTATTGCTTTAGCAGCAAGACCTACTTTTTGTGCAAGAGGATGAGGTATAGCAGAAGCAATCTTTGAGACTAGACTATGCTTTTTAAGAAACTCACCTACCTTACCAAAGAAGTTCTTTAAACCAGTCAGAAAGTTTCCACCATTGACATCTTCAACATCTCTCATGTTATAATGAGGTCTTTCATTAGCTTTCTTAATGTCTTCAACAGTCAATACACCAACACTAGCAAAAGATGCTTTATTTTGAATGACCCATGAACCTTCTTGAACAGTAACAACATATAATCTAGGTAATATAGCCCTCTGTTGAATGTTAGATATCTGACAAGTGACTTGTAATAAAGATTGAGTCATCAAACCAGGAGCCATATCACTTGGTAATCCTAAATCTGTGGCTAATTCTAAACATAGAACACTACCAATAGTTCCCGATGTAGCTTCTCCCCAATTAGTTCCAGCTTGATCAATAGGTACTTGATTACCTGACCATTGTGAAAAGTTCATATTACAACCATTCTTCTTTGAAATTTGATACAATTGATTCTGTGAGGCAGAAGCTAGTTGACCGTTTTTATTTTGAAATTGAACACTAAGATTTTGTATAGCAAAGAATGTATCAGTAGCTGCTGTATTGTTATACAGAGTACTTACATCTTCACTAGCCCAAATATAGATTCTCCGAGGTACAGTAGTCAATTGTAGTGATTGTGATAAGATTTGATTAAATTGAGGTCCAACTGCTGGATTATATGCTGCAATATTACTAGCTTGAGTAAATGGATATCTAATGACTACATTATATGGATAAGTAATAGGTTTTTCCATAGGTAGAGGCATGTTATCTAATGGTGTTAGATATTGAAACGTTAATCTAGGTTGTGAGATATTTGACCCATTAGTAAATGTAGTAAATGGAGGAGTATTTCCTGCAAAAGGTAATTGTGCAAGCAAAGGGAATGAAGCACTAATACCTGATACCGGGTAGTTAGCAGTTCCTGCAGTTCCCCCGGTACCATTAGTTCCATCATCATGAGACCACATTCTAGTAGCCATTTGTTGTTGACCAATAAAGGTAAAATTGAAGTTCATATTACTAACAGAGTAGAAACCTTGAGATTGACCTTTACCAAAGAAGAAAGGACTCATAAAGATAGGTTCACATAAGAAACAGTCAACACATGCATATAATGGAGCACCATTTAGTATAGCTTGACCATTTCTAGGTGAATTTGGATCTGCTATATTACCACCAGCATTAACACTCTCATTGAACACAATTCTATATCCTGAAAATCCACCTCTATTAGTGACTCCTCCTTCTACCGGGGTGTCATATGCAGCCATAGGGTTATTGTTCGCCCCATTACCAGCTGTATAAGAACACCATGTATCCATATAGGTAGGAGTCTGTGAATACAACCCTTCACATAATTCTTGATCAGTGTTGTATCTTAGCATAGCTTGAGTGATATCAGCTAGATTGATAGTAGCAGCCTGATTGTTGATAGTCACTGTTAAAGTATCAATGACATTTGATAGAGGAAATGCTCTCAATGAGTCATAATTCTGCCTTAATACTGTATTACCTTGAGGTACACCAACTATAGCATTATTACCTCTACCATTTACAGCAGATAGATAGATCCTAATAGGAAATTCCATATAGACTTTTCTATTGACTATTGTCATGGCTGAAGGAGGATTAGCTGCTCCAAACTGAACTGATGATGATGAAAAAGATGAGGTAGGATAGATGTAGTATGTCTGTTGAGAACCAGATTTGATAACAAAGAACTCTTTTTTGTCTTCTACATCAATCAATGGGTCGAGGACATTGACACATTCTAGGGGGACTTGAGATAATGACATTGAATCTTACAAGCTATATATTGAGATATATAGTACATAGAAAAATATTAAATATCTTAATATATAGCGTACAGTAAAATGGATGGACTATCAAGAATTCAACAAGAACAGTTAGATAGGGTCAATGAAATAATTGATACAAAGATAGCATGCGGTTATGATGCATTCAATCAGGCCACTGGAGGTAAACTAGTCCCTCATGAAAACAAAAATGTTAGACTAAATCCATTTTCAGCTGCCTTTTTAGAGAAAGCAGAAAAAGATCTCATCAAGCAAAGAGATGCTATAAGAGACATAGATGACTACTCAGAAGATACAAATATTCATCACTTTCCATTAGAATTACAAAAGGTCAATAGGTTCAAGAAGCTACATCGTAAAGCAAAAGAAGAGACTAAAGCAGCTAGAAAAGAACTTGAAAAGTATGAAGAAGAATTAGGTAAACCCAAACAAAAAGAAATGGCTAAGAAAAACAAAGAGGAGTTAGCTGATATAAAATCTAAGCTTGCAGAATTAGATGATCATTTAAAGTCTCTCAAAGATGAAGCTGAACCATTAAGAAAGAGTATTGAGATGGATAAAGCTACACTAGATAGATTAATTAGAGATCATGATGAACTCGATAAGGTTATAGAAAGAGAGGGTCGTACTAGAGAGTTAATCAAAAAATCAGAAGATGAATTACTCAAATTGAGAGAAGAGATAGATCGTCTGAATGATGTTATCCCAACCATAGAATCTGAAGAAGAAAAAGCGGGTTTACTTGAACAATTACATCAGCTAAATGCTAGATTTCAAGATGTAGATAATTTCATGAAAATGAAAGAGATTGAACTAGCTGGTCATAATATACATAGTTTAGTAGACGATCAACAAGCAATTGCAGATAAGGTAGACGAACTCCAACATACTATACCTGGTAATGAAACAGCACTCAAGAGGATCATTGAGGCAGCTGATAAGTATAAGAAGGATAATAAACAAAAGAAGCTTCTCAAAGATAAAGGTATATTAGAACATAAACTAGAGATAATATCTCATAAAAAGAAAAATCTACAACAAAATATAATAGTAGCTAAGACCAAGAAACAAGGATATAAATTAGTCAAGAGTATGAAACCAAAGATCAAGGAAAGAAAACTCAAGGATATTGACCGAGATATCAAGTTATTAAAGCTTAAGAAGAAGGCTATCAAGCATCATAGAGGAGGTGTTCAAGCTGGCCTTCATACTGAATTACATAAAGAGAGATCATGGCAAGCTCACCTTAGGCATGTAAGAAAGGAGAACCCTGATATGCCATATAAGAAGGTTCAAGCTCTTGCTTCATCAACCTATCATAGTAAGGCTTTAGCTAAGACCATCAAACATCATAAAGAAGAAGTTAAGAAGGTCCATCATAAAGGTGGTGTTAGAGCTGGTGTAAGAGCTGGTAAAGGAGCGTCTCATCAAAAAACAGCTCATCAAAAAGCTGCTCATTATAACCCTTGGATTATGCATGTTCAAGCTTATAGAGCTAAACACCCTCATCTCTCATATAAAGAGGTACTTATGCAAGCTAGGAAATCATATAAATAGAGACTAAAAGAAACATATACTAATATATATGTCAAACTATATCAAGATCATCATCCCTAAATCCAATATATCACTAGATAACCTAGTAGATCTCACTATCAAGCTCTCTAAGCAGTATATCCTGACTAATAATGAACACAATTGGATGTTTAATCATAGAGTACTTAAGGTAGAAGAATATTATATTATAGCTAGAACTGCTCTCAAGATAGACTTGGAAAGACTCATCAATATAACAGTCTATTATAGTAATCCTCAACACTCAATAGAAATAGACTCTCTTATATAATATACCGTGAACACACTACATAAGTATGATATCATAGACCTTCAAGATCTCTATAGTATAGACTCAGCTGTCAAGCTACAACAAGATAAACAATTATTAAATTATGATATACTGTCTAATATTACAGATTCTATAATAGGTATCAAGCTGATCAAAAGAGATATCTCCATAAAGCAGCATATAGATAAGTTAGTCAAAAATTCGAATAACACTACCCTTTAATATAACAGATCTTATCACCCATAATATACTGTGGATAACTCTTTGATATCCTAACCCACCTAGAATTGCAATTCAGTACTTTATCAACATCTTTTTTTCCAAATCCAAAATATGTCTTAAGTGCATATGTTATCTGTTGAGCATTACCAGTCTTTGGAAATACAGTTAGATACTGACATTCATTCAAAATAGTCCTAGCTTGCTTTCTATTATTAGGTATAATCAAATGAGATGTGATGATAATGTATAGTCCTAGTTTCCTTCCAACTTCCATTATATCCTCCATGATAGAATTAACTATCTTCAAGATATTGTTATCTTGTATAGTGTTAGTATCATCAAATAAAACAAGTGATCCATGAGGTATATCTTTAGTGATATCCAGTTTGAATCCTTTTAGCTCTTCAAGGTTAACCTGATTCATAGGTATATCTTTCAAAGCTGGATCATTCTTATATTCTGTTCTAGAAAACACAAATATCGGCATATCAGGTTTCAACTTATGGAACACCCTAATTAACTTAGCAGCCATAGTTGATTTTCCACCCCCAGATGGTGCACAAATATATTCTACAGATCTCTCTTTAGTATTCAGAATAGGGATCATACAGCCATCATCAGAGATAGCTACTTCTTTTCGTGAGATATCACCATCCTTATCATCTAATACACTACAATTTATACAACACTGCTTCTTATTAGAACACTTACTCGTATGATTGAAACAACAATTATCATCTGATACAATTGATAGTATTTTTCCATCTGACTTACCACCTTGTAGTAAGCATAATGGTTGACCTCTTGAAAATGAAAACATAACTATATTAATTATCAGATAATTTTATCTTCTCTAAAATATATTATATAAATTATGACAGAGGACAATATTGATGAACCAGTTAATTTATCAGCACCCCCAATACAGAAAAAAGATAGGATTGAATGTCCTATATGTAAGCGACCCTATCAGAAATCAAATAAAACTAATCACTTAGCCTCTAAATTTCATCAATCCCATATAAATTGTGGTAAGAGACTCATGGATATAGTCATCAAGTATCCTGAAGAGCATAATAAGGTACAAGATGAGGTATATTATTTATAGAACAATATTTTCAGATATATACCCACAAGAGATGGAGATACAACCAGCATCAAGGATACAAAGTGTACTATTTAGTAAGAAACATTGGACATTACAAGGAGCTATGCAATGGCTTGCACAACATGGCTATCATTCAATCAAACTAGATGAAACAGATAAGATGTATAGATTCAGACAGGAAGACCCTTATAACTTCAATCATTTTAGAATCAAAAAAATCAAACATGGTAGTAAAACTATAGAGCTTGTTATCGGGTATCCCCTAGTACACATATATTAGAAGTCATCTATATCACCAAACAAAAACTTATAGCATACAATATGATAAGCATGCTTCTTGAACTCCTTCTTATTTAGATATTTCAAAGGTTGATCAATCAATAAGTTATAGTCATGATATCTGATGAATATATTGATCCTCTCACTCTCATCCTTCGATATATTATTCCTACAGTATAGACATCTCTTCATATAGTCTGATTTATATAGTAGAACTCTATATAACCACCACTCTGACTTAGGCTTTAATAAATAGCAGTTCATATTCTCACTAGTAAACATAGACATCATCTTGGTATCTCGATTAACAACAAGATACCATTGTCTATATATCAAATAGGCTACATCTTCTATCAAGAAGGATAAACATTTTTTTATTAAACACAGCATGTTGTATATTTATACAACGTCCAAGTTATAATGGATATTATTAAGAGAGAACCTCATAGATGCATATCTAATATTAAGAGAGTAGCAGGTTGTCCTGTTAGACAATGCTCAGTATATACATATGCTTTATCTGGATTATGTTGCTATCATACTAGATACTATAAACATAGAGAGACAGAAGAAAAGATGGTCAATGGTAGACCAGTAAGGGTAGACTTCCAAAATAGATCTATTGAATCAGATCTCATCTTAGATCATGGTTTGATACTATATAGTGAGATGTAATCTACATCTTATAGTTTCTTCTAGAGAATCCACTAGCTCTTAGTGGGTTCTCTATTAGATCTTTTTTGTCATCTTTATACATAGACTTCTTGACAAATGCTATCTTTATATTAGCTTGTTGTCCAGCATTGATATTTAAAGGCCAGTAGTTCAAAAACTGATCTTGCCAATACACTTGAATATCTATAGTATTGATAGGTGTATCACTATTAAGATCAACTAGTCTATACTGAGAGGTAGGTACATAATAAGCTACATCTCTATTATTATTACTAGATGAGAGGTCTAGTACGAAATCTGTAAGAATGGGTATCTGGTTAGAGTTAGTTTGACCAGCAGTTAAAGAGGGTAGATACTCTTCATTAACAGGTATAGACCCGGTAGTAAAGAACAACTTAGAAGATGCTGTCCAATAAGCCATTGCTGGATAAATCTGAGTATACTGGAAATAACTAGGTGGACTAGTTATAGTATCACCTGGAAAAGCATATCCCATATTTGGAGTAGGATAGATCTGATACACTATAGCTGAGATAGTTATAGTCTTATTCAATCTGAATATCCAGTCTGCACCATTAGCATTACCAAATCCATTAGATATATACTCAAAACTATCTAGATAGACTTTTAGAGCATTATTGATATAGATAGTTGGTACAGCAGTGAGAGGTGATTGTAAAGGCAAGCTAAAGATCTTACTAGCTATTAGGTTGATCAATTGAGTTGTAGAGTCAAAATAGAAGAATGGAGCTTCAAGAGCTGGAAATACAGCAGCAAGATTTGATGCATTATAAGCCTGAAGAAGAGCACCATTCATCATATCTATGACTACTTGATAGTTATAGATGAAAAGTGATGGATTAACTACTTGTGTAGTCTGATTCTGAATAGGTAAATTGTAAACTGTAGTATTATCTGTATACATGAGAGACACAGTATTGAAATTTCCAACATTACCATTAGATACTCCAATTTGCCATGGTGTTAATTGTGGATTACCCTGGTTAGGCAAAATAGGACATATGAGATTAGGTATACCAGAAAGGGGTAGATTAAATCTAACTACTGAACAATAATAGTCTGATGCTTTAGAGACCATATCTGAAGTCCTAGTTGTATTATATCTCAATGGTTGAGGTGGTTGATTTCCAAATGGAGCTTGAAAGTCAATATTAACATATACATTATCTGGGGCACTTGACATTTTATAATAATGAGCTATATATAGATATGGATAGTTTATTATCTAGATTAAAAAATATAGCACTAAGTGATAGACAACTCTTAGAGTTAGTCCATGGTCATGCAAATATAGTACTGTACCCTGAACTATGGAAGATCAATAGAATAGATGAGATACTTGATCCATATGGAGCAGCTATCATATTCTTTGAATCGGATATGAGAAATGGCTCTAGATTTGGCCATTGGTGTCTTTTATTCGAGCTTCCAGATGGATCTCTAGAATTCTTCAATCCTTATGGTGGATATCCTGATGATTCATTGAAGTATATACCACAAGAGATCAAGCAATCTACCCATCAAGATAAGCCCTATTTGAGTATCCTTCTATTAAAATCTTCTCGACAATTGACATATAATGAGCATAAATTTCAACATGATGGAGATAGTATAATGACTTGTGGTAGACATGTAGCATGCAGATTGAATAATAGAGATTTATCACTAGAAGACTACCACAGAATGTTAGTTTATGGTCTTGATCAGCTGAGAAAGAAGCTGTGTAAGAACAAAACCCTTAATTTTGATGATATGGTGTCTATTCTAACAAGCTAACTAGTTAATGTATTGTCTGGATATAGCTATCCTAGCCATATCATCATCAGTTAGTGAATATCCACCCTTTATGATATGCTTAGTGAGAGGATTGACTACATAGGAATCTGGTCTTCTAATTATATGTGGATCATATGTCAATATTTCAGGTAGTAGTCTTCTATTAGGTGGATTTAATAGCTCATCATTGAGCTTATCAATAGTCTCTGAATTTATTACCCAACTCATTTCTCTAGATATCTCGTCTAGCTTAGCTATTTTCAAGGGTATATCCCTCTCAGAGTTTACATAATCAATACCGTGGCACCATTTAAATAGAGCTTCATCTGTTAGATATAATAGAGAGGCTAATCTGCTTTTTATCTTATCAGTTGCTATAAATAGCTCATCAGTTATAGCCTTGTGACCATATTTCTCTAATAGGAGAATAGTAGTATCTATTTCAGCCTTATTTTGATAGAGAGATGATATTTGACCTGAAACTACCTCACTTATACGATTCAATATATCCTCTAAAGATGGATCAAAATTAGGAGATTCTCTAGCTTGTCTGAGATATGAAAAAGATCTCTTCTGAACTTTGAAGGGATTATACCACATATTTGAGTAGTAGAACTTCTCAATTTGCTCTGTTAAACTCTTTGGATCATTATGAGCTTGAATATTATGTAGCTTCTTATTTTTAGTGAATGATAGAAGATACACATTAGTTATCTCTAAGAGCTTGTTATTCACATAAGACCATATATCTATCTTGACTAGTGAATCTTGTTGAAGACCATCTATCATCTTAAATCTCACGTTCCCTCTTAGTAATTTGTACCCTCTAAGAATCTCATCTGAAGACCATCGTAAGATATAATACTTCCTGAGTATAAAGTTGACTATATCATAGTCATCTCCTCCATGCTTATTCTTATGGATAGTCTGTTGTAGTATATCATAGTCCTCTTTCTCTAGTAGATTCCTTGCATATAGTGAATCTACTTCTTTAGCTAGATAGTGTGATGGTTTATAGACTCCTGAAGAGCATTCACCTATATTGATGTTGTATCTTTCATCTATACCACATTTAGTCTCTGAATAGTAGACTAGAGGGGTAGATAGGACTCTTTTAACCATCTTCTTGAAGTGTAAGAAGAAGGTCTCTGAAGTTTGAACGATATCGTGTAGAGAGTTATACTCTTCATAGATATCGATGTCAGAGGCATACAGTTGATCCTTATAGATGTATGATCCAAAAATATCGACAGTATCGCTCTCTATAACAGTGAGAAGCTTCATAAAGTTTAAGACTTCATCTGGATATGATATAGTTGGCCTTCTAGCTAGTTCATTTTCAATGAATTGAGCATGATCTGCTATAAAGTCCTTATAAACTCTCTTGAATTCTCTAGACATAATATTTTATTATTTTTTGATCTATATAATGGTATATATAGATCTCTCACAAAAAAGCAAATGTCTATAAAGTCTCTTTTTCAACCAAATAACTACAATATCTATGCTGAGTCTTTTACACAGACTGCGGCTGGTCTCTCTTTACCAGTGCCTACACTATCAAAAACAGTGGTCACTGATGCATTAATTACATTAAGTACTGGTACTATATCAGCGGGTAGCGTTCGAGGACAACCTATGGTTATTCCTGCTCAACTACCCTTTGTTGATTTCAATGTAGCAGCATCAACTAGTTCAACTGGAGTACAATCTACAGTGATTACTGTAAAGATCCCTCAATTCACAATAACTAATATGGGTGGTGCTACTCCTACATCTATCTATATCGCTATACCACCTTCATTTTGTCCATCTAGTGCAGAAATTGCATCAGATTGCATAGTACAGAATGGAACTTCAACATATCTTACAGCTGTAGCTGGGATTGATGAGAATTCTAGAATAGAGATTACTTTAGTAGGAGCTGGTGTTATGTTTGGTGTTAATTGTGGACTAATTGGTGATTTATGTCTGACCTATTCCTTCGATTGAAATTTTGTCCTCTATATTCTCTCATTCTCTCATATGTCTTCTGAATTCTCTCATCTGTATGATCACAACATAAAAAACAGATATTCTGTGTATATCTTGAACACCTTTTATTTGTCCTAGTTGAGACATAAACACATCTTTGCATTATTTTGACCTCTGCCATATTGTATGTTATACAATATATTGTAGTATGTTCTAATTGAAAAAAGGTGTGGTCTTCAAGATGAGAAGTCTGGTATATAACCAAATAGGTTGTCATGACAGTAGATATGATAGTCATCTTGATTATAGAATGGCTTGATCTCTATATTTTTTCTTCTAAAAATTGCAGTGTACGAAATCCTTCTGAATTTTCTTTGGGTTATATTTAGAGAACAGTGTTGACACATGTTATAGAATTGTGTAGTCTGTAGAGTATTAACTGACTTGACAGCTATCACTATGAAAGATAAAGAAGACTGATATGAATGCTTGGTAGATAAGTCTTGTATTACCACTTTATAGTAGTAGCTTTGAATAATAGGCCATATGTCTACATAATAGATTGATAGCGAGACTATAAGAGAGTGTTTAAGTAAGCAATGAAGCATATCTATATACTAGATTTGAGAGTTATCACTCTCAATCAAATTTGAGAGTGATTGAAGACAATCCATGATTTGATCTACTCTTTCTGATAGAGTAAGAATGACCTCTTTTGCTTTATCTAGATTGGATGTTAGAGTACATACATGATCTTCTAGCTTATCTAGTTTGGATTGTTGATGTTCATGATCTACAACAGATAGAGGGATATTTTCCATATTGTTCTATATATATTTGTACTTTTTTATAAATTATTTTTATTAATTTATATTGTCTCTAAACAGAAGCTAAATAACTAACAGTCATGTCATCTTGTAGTCCAAATGGAGCAGATGGCCAAGCAGTATTAGTAACTAATGTCATAACACCATTTGGTTGAATTTTAAAGTAATTAGTTGCAGAACTAATTGAACCCCCACTTACCATCAATACTTGCCAAGAAACTGAAGTCAATGGTCTATATCCAGCAGCTAATGGTTGTGAAAATGTAATAACTGTACTAGTATACCCACTAGCAGATGTGATCGAGAACTGTGGAATACGTAAGCATACTATACATGTATCACAACTCAAATCCATAGTTATTGGAAATGGAGTCAAAACTGAAACCCCTCTAATAGTCATTGTCAATATAGTTGCAGATCCCAAACCAATAGTATTGCCACTTGCAGGATTTGCATTATAGTTTTCTAATGCAGTCAATGTTCCATTTGAATCAGAGACTACAATATGGTTGTTCACATTAGCAGATGTTACATTACTCAGAAATATACCACCAATCGCACATAATGCATGAACACCTTGAACCCCAATACGAATGACATTACTTTCACCCGTATTACCATCATTCAATATCAATACATTGTTAGTTTCACTACCTGTATAATTTCTAGCATATGAATAGTTATTTCCTATCAAAACATTACTAGTTCCATCAATTAAATGAGGAGCTACACCGTTGCCAAGAATAACATTGAAAGTTCCTTGTGTCATTGAACTAGCTGTTGATGAACCAAGTATAGTATTATAACCAGCCCCGGTCATCGCTACTCCTGCTTGATACCCTATAATAACATTACTTTGTCCACCAGTACACTGTTGATAACATTGACTCCCGATAGCTACATTAAATGCTGGATTTATTGATGTATTTCCTACCGAGTCGCCAATAAATATATTACCTGCCCCGGCAATTGTGTAATTACCTGCTGGATTTCCCAAGAAAATGTTAGTTCCTAGATTATAGTGATCAAACATAGATAGTGTTAATCCTCCTATACTTATATTACCTACTGTACTCGAAGTAGTCGCTAATAGATTAAGGTTCTGTTGACATGTCACATTGTTATTAAATGTTTTATTACCACCAAATGATTGTGCTAAAGCTGTCATTACACCAGGATGAGTACCATCTGCAGGTTGTATTGTTAATGACGTCCCAGTAATTGTTCCAGCATCTGCATTAGGTGTACTCCCGACCGCTGCAAGACTCAGTACTCCACTAGATGGAATAGCCTGTGAGCCTAAAGTACCAGTACTATTAATGATTACCATACTTGGACTAGATGGACTATTGCCATATATACCTGATATATTACATGATACTTGGGATACCCCAATTCTAGTAGCATTACTTTCACCTGTTACACCAGATACATCAAATCCAAGATAAATATTACTAGATTCATTAGTAGTTAATGCATCACCACAATTATTACCCAACATGACATTGCTATTACCCGATACTAAATACTCACAAGCATTACTACCCAGTATCGTGTTATTACTACCACTTATTAAACTATTACCAACATTATAACCTTCCAATGAGTTATCAACTCCTGTAGTCAATGACATACCACAGTTAGCCCCCATCATAGCATTCTGATAACCAGTTGTTAATGATACCCCTGTATTTACACCTATACATGTGTTATTTATAGCTGAAGATGTCATGCTAAAATTACCTGATGAGTTTCCTACAAAGGTATTTGTCTTAGTTCCTTGAGAAAAATCATGTACTTTCATACTACCTATATTCAATACCCCTATTGCTGCTGAAGAAGTATCAGGTAGATTGATGTTCTCACTACCATTGATATTATTGATGAAAGTCTTATCACCAGCTATATTTTGAGCTACAATAGATATTCCACCAGGATGTGTAGAATCAGTTGGTTGCATATTTAAGACTCCTGATACTAATGATAAACCATATGCATTAGGTGTACTACCAAAAGGTCCTAAAGTCAATATTGCAGATGAATTTTCACTACCTATATTTCCACTACTATCAATAGTCATAACTTGAGGACTAGATACTACATTGCCATATGCTGAGGGTAATTGAATAGAATTCACAAAGGTCTTCAAACCGCCTATTGGTTGTGCACCATTAGTTAATACTCCACCTTGAGTAGCAGATGTTGTACATAGTTGAAACACGCCACCTGTATCTATACAACCATCATTATTTGCAGTTAAGGATATAGGTCCAATTGATGAGACATAACCACCAGGAAATGGAACTCCATCTATATAGATAGGTGTAGGATTTACTGGTCCATTTCCTATATTGATCCTTGTAGTGTCAGTTGTATTAATACCTATATTAAGGATTCCAGACTGACCGGGAACTCCTTCTATATCATTTACACCTAAATCATTAGCATAAATATTATAGTTATTAGGCTGAAAAAGAGACTTGATACTCATTATGTGTGTGCTATATATACTTGAAACTATAGATCTATCAAATAAATATTAGATAAAGTATCACATCTAGTTAAAGCAATATATAAAGCATCACCCCTAGATAGTGAATTATAATCGATGATAAGCTTTCTTTTACATGATGACCCTAATAAAGCATCTACTGTACATCCTATATTGACTAGTTTAGTCTTTTGAGATGGTGCCTTATTAGAGGTTATTAGTTCATCATCTTGATAGTATGATTTCTCCATACCTTTTTTATGCCACCATATAGATGGATCATCTTGAGATGTCATACCCTGTCTCTTTACCTTATGCTTATTTTGAATAGAGTGATTTATATCAATATATGGTATCTGTTTGCTGTTAAATTTAGCATTGAACTTCTTAATGGTATCCCAATTACCTGATATAAAGATGGGAAAGTCTTCTTCTTTGGTATGGTTATCATGTTGACTAAAGTCATAGCTGTCCACTATTGAGATGACCGGGTTGGATAAGATATTAGATACTATATTATTGTATGATTGACCTCTTAATTGGTCTAGGTAGAGACCATCTTCATAGGTATGCCTAGCAATAGATGAAGGATCTCTGACTATATCCTTGATAGTCATACCTTGCTGTATAAACCAACTTCTATCAACATGCTTCTTGATACCTAGAGATTGATTGCTACCAAATATAAAGTAGAACATACTAGATGGTGCTCTATTCATCATCTCTTGTAGTTCATCTGATGTGTATGTTTGAGATTCATCTATGTAGATGAGATAAGGGAATTTAGTTTTATTTAGCTTGAGGAAATGATAGTCTCTAGATAGATAGAAAAGACCCTCATTAGTTCTAGCTATACTACAAGGGTGAGACTCTGATGAAGAATCATTCACTAGCTTCCAAGAAGGACAAGTGAGAGCTGTTGAAGCAGATTTGTCATTTCTAGCTTCTCTTGATTTACCCATACCAGCTGATCCATCTATAACTCTATATGGATTATGAATCATGGGTAGCTTATTATTAGCTAGTAGGTGTAAAGAATGGTCTTCTTGTATATAAGTGATCTCTTTTTTGAGATACCATACATCAGATAGTTGTTTATCTTCTAGCTTCCAGTTTCCTATTTTATTATCTATAGTGAGAGTAGTCTGAGGGTTAGTAAAGATCAACATGTCTGTTTTAAAACCTACACATTGATTACCATGTGATTCTTCTGATAGAAGACCATCAATAAGAGCCCATCTAGCATAAGCTAAGAAATAAGAGTGAATATTCAATAGAGCTTCAGAGTGATAGGTATCAACTGGAATATCAACAGATACCATATCTTTATTGACTTTATATTGAATATTGTTGTTCTCACAATCTCTAATCAGACACTTTACTTCTGACTCATTAAAGTACTTAATATTTTTGTGGATATGATTGTCTACACCACCACATAAAAACCATCCAATAGCTGAATTGATAGTCTGCTTATTGATAGGCATGTTATACTCTCTCATCTTATCCCTAATATCAATATTTACCCATTCATTTGTATCAATACAATAATCTAGCTCTAAATCAATACCTAGATTAGTTAACTTATTATAATCTACTATAGTGAGACATAAACCTGCTGATATAGTGATACCTAACCATCTAAGAGTATCAATAATATAATCATCCTGAGAGATAATAGACTTGATTACAACAAAAGCAGTCTTAGATGATACTAGAGGGGTAGTATATAAGACACCATTAGGGAATCCTTGATAATACTCTCTAGTATGATATGATGAATAGCAACTATTAAGATCATACTTATAATACTGTTTACTACTATCTAACTGTCTAACATTACATCCAATAAATAGCTCAGATGATCTTAATACCTTGCTAATAACTTCATGAGGTTTAGTTAGATGATAGTCTTGCTTGATTAACTTAAAGAGAGATTTAGCATCATTTACTATCATATTATCAGATAGATAATATTTGGACTCATCATAGGTTTTGTGTATGATAAATGAGAGCGGCTTTAAAGGATCTTCAATTAGATAGTAATTGACTTTACCATCATCTTGATAGTCAATATAATGAGCATCATTGGGTATATGATAGAAGTCATCTACTATATGCTTGCCAGAGATCTTATATTTATCCTTTATCTTATAACAATGACCATTCTCAACTATGATATCATATGTCTTCTGATTATGATTATTATACACCATTATAGGATGAGTACTCATGTGTTTTCTGAGTCCTGTGTATATCCGTATCCTCAAATTAAGCATCTTGGCTAATACTTTAAGGGATACACAGGACATTGGTACATTGATCTGAGGGATAATATCATCTATACTATAGGTGTTATCTAACTTATTCAGCTCACAGTATTCTTTAAGGGACTGTAAGACATGATCACTATATGCTTGAGAAGTATGATCATATATCTTATACTTAGACAAAAACTCTTGTGTATCATAACCATCTTGATTGAGCATCTTGATAACACAGTTAGTTTTAAGGGAATCTGCTACCCAATATACATTAATATCCTTATTTCTACCTATAGGAGTTATATAACATAGCATTTTAGTGATCTTCAAAGTAGACATGCTAATCTCTTGGTCATTATGTGCTATACCTCTATAGGTGTTAAAGAGATTATCAATGACCTTCTTAAATAGAACCCTAAAGTTATCTTCTTTAGATTGTATATAGATTGGCGATCCCATATATGCTCTACCTTGATTATCATATACTATAATCTGAATATTAGCTGGAGCTGATTCATTAATAATATCTTGAAGTTCTATCCATCCTGATGGTATTGTATGATTTGGATTGGTAATATCAAAGGCATGTTGAACATCAATAAGTGTATAACCTTCTTTTAATAATTCAATGTTATGAGAATAAACCTGATAAGACTCTGCTCTAAGCTCCTCTTCACGCATGTACAATGCATCTAACATAGCCTCATATTGATTCTTATGTCCAGTAGGTATAGGAATACCCTTAATAGTGAGTCGCTTTCTGAGATTCTTAAATCCTGTTCTTGAGTCTGGAAATCGTTCTCTAAGAACATCCATAGCAACTTGATAATTAGAAGTTTCCAAATTAGCCTGAAGAAGACTATTCAACATTCTTTGATATTGTCTCTTAGCTTGTTGTTTGATAGTTTCTTCAAATGTTGAGATTTGATCTTTAATATAGCTGATTCGCTTATTATATTGAGTCTTGATAGCTTTATCAATATCACTAATAAGCTGATTTTTGGTCTTATTTACAGGTTGACCTGGATAATTTAGTCTATGTAGTCTTTTTAGATTATCGAAGCTTCTATCATACTTGAGAGCTGCTTTTTTATCTTTTTTTGTATTTTCTAAGATAGTATTGAGAGATGCCATCTATTATATATATAGTAGACTAAATATTTCTTCAAGTGAAATTAATTAATATACTAAATAGTGAGTTATCAATCTCATCGATATAAAAAATTAAGAGATCTATTTTTAATTTCTATATCATGTATTAAGTAGATAGTTAACTAATCGGGTAAATAGACTACTACTGGTAATCTAATAGACTACTACCAATGGGGTGATAAGGACCGGGTTGCAAATATAATATGCCACTCTCCTTTTTTCTCAAAAATATAC